CCGGCCGCGAAGGATCCGACCATGGCACCGACAACCGTAGCCCAGGACGCGACAGCGTTGGCGGGGCCGCTGAAGGCGGGTCTGGCCTCAGTCACCAAGATTGTGACGATCACCGAGGACAACGACCCGAACGACGACATCGGCCGACCCGGCGGGTACACCTCGGCCGCCGTGATCTACGACAAGAACGTCAAGTGCGAAGGCANGGATGTGGTGGTCGGATGCGGCGCGAAGATCGAGGTGTTCGAGTCGGCGGCCGAGGCGAAGGCCCGCGCGGCGTACATCCAGGGCTTGATAAAGTCCATGCCGATCGTCGGTAAGGAGTATGACTATCTGCGTGGTGTGGCCCTGTTGCGGATCGCGGGCGAGGTGAAGCCGTCGCTGGCGAAGCAGTACAACACGGCGTTCGGTGGAGTGCCCGTCGTGTAGGTCTCCTGACAACGCACAAAGACCCCCCTCAGCCCGAAGGCCAAGGGGGGTCGGTCCACGTCCGCTGAGACGTGGGGTGGTGTCGCGCTGATGAGCGCTTACCGGATCAGACGTGGAAGAACGGGCAGGGGATCAGACGTGCCACGTGGGGGTCACCGGTGCACCTCCGCGTTGATCGTGAGCTGGTGGACCTCATAGCCATCTGTGCGCGTCACTGACACGTGCCAGGGCTCGAGGGATCGGGCGAGACCGGCAGCGACCGCGTCGACCTGCCCAGTGGTGAGAGAGACCACGCGCAGCGCGACCATGCTGTCGAGTGCGTCGGCGATGGCCTCGCAGAGGACCGACGCCGCCAGGTTGTGACGTCGGAGAATGAGCGGCTCGCGTCGCGTGGCGGTCGGGTGCATGCGACGCGCCTGGTCGTCGTCGAACTCGTCCTCGACGTCTGGGACGGTGGTGGGCATGATCAGCCGAGCGTGTACGGAACGGCGACCTCGTTGGCCAGTGACGGGCCGACGGGGCCGATCTGGTTCGACGCGATGGACGTCGCGAGGGACACGACGGCTGCGAGGCCGGCGACCGAGGCGACCTGCACCCAGTCGATGTCGAGGAAGCCGAGCCCGGCGACGCTGATGAGGGCGACGCCCGCCTGGAAGAAGGTCTTGATCGCACGCTCGAACGCGGCGGCCAGGAACGCGCGGGTGAAGATGGACATGGTGGGGCTCCGTTCAGTGGGTGGGTCAGACGGGGGGCAGGTTGACGAGCTTCCGCCACGCGACCTCGAGGCGGCGGGCGATGACGCGGGCGTCGCGGATGGTCTGCCAGACGGTCGAGCCACCCTCCGGCTTGGTCGCGAGAAGGTGGTCGATGGTCGTGCCGGGGACGCCTGCGATCGCGGCGATGACAGCGTTGTTGGCCTTCCCGGCCTGTTCGAGCATGTCGGCGCGCTCGACGAGGCGGTCCTCGGCGAGGACCTTGCGGAATAGGGCTTCGATCTCGGCCTGGGTTGCCATGTCGGTCCAATCTGTCGAGGCGGGTGCGGGGGTGGTGTCGAGTGCGGGGCGGTATTCCCAGTGCCAGGGTTCGTGCTGGCCGTCGGCCGGGTTCCAGTTGGTCGCCCAAAGCGGGTTGACCCACCCGAACCGTCCGGCGTTAGCGACCATCCAGCGGTGCTGCACGGACCCGTCCACGTTGATCCCAGAAGCGAAGTCGATCGCGATGCCGAGGCCGTGGTTCGACGTGCCGGGCGTGGCCGCCCACACGCCCTTGCTGGCCTTGAGCTCGACCTGGGACGCGAAGGTGCGGTAGGCGTCGGTGAGGAGCAGCGGCGCAGCGAAGTGGGCGTAGAACGCTGCGGCGAGCCTGCCGGCGGACGCGGCGGCGTCGATGCGCAGCCGGAAGCCCGCCGCCTCAGCCCACGGCAGGCCCGTGAGCAATGAGTCGGGGAGACGCCCGTTGAGGGCGGTGAAGGGCATGTCAGCCTCCGAAGACCTTGATGAGAGTGGTGACGAGCGCAGCGAGCCCGCCGCTGAACAGCACGGCAGCGACCGCCACGATGGCAATCGTCTGCGAGCTGACCGCCCGTCGCTCCGTGGTGGTATCGATGGCGCCGCGCTTCTCTGCACGGAGTTCGCCCACCATCCCCTTCATGTCGTTGACGCCAGTGGTGAGGCCGCTGATGGCGAGGGTGAAGGTCGCGCCCTGCTGCTCCATCTGCTCCTTGCCTGCTTTCTCAGCCTTCTCTGTAGCAAGCTGGGAGGCGATGGTCTGCTGGTCCCGCGCCTTCTCTGCTGCCGCCAGTGCCGCCTGCACGGCCTTCTCGGCGGCGATCATGGCGGTCTCGACGGTTCGCTGGTTGTCGGCCTTCAGTTCAAGACGGTGAGCCTCTCGGATCGCGTCCGCTCGACGCTCGGAGGCGAACCGCTCGGTGTTGATTGTTTCGGCACTCTTGAGTTGGAGTTCAGCCCACTCCTGGACGGAGGTGATCTCGCGTTCGAGTGTTTCGACGGTGCGGGCGGTCGGGTCTGGGATGGGTCGCATGTCGCCGGAGTCGGATAGGGCTTCGTTCATCGTGTCCTCCTGGTGGCGGGTGGGTAGGTCAGGACGGGCCGAGAGGGTTACGGCCGCCACGTGAACTGCGCGGTGACGAACGACGACGTGTCGGCGCGGACAACGGTGGCGAGAGAGAGCCAGGTAGCGAGGATGGTGACGCTCCGCGACCCAGGCGTCAGGCCGGTGAACGTGTCCGTGACGGCGAAACTCGCGCGGGCCTGGGCGGTGAACCCGACGAGGCGCTTGTCGACTGCACCGCCAACGCTCCCGATGCGCAGTTGCGCGCGGACGTTGGAGTCGGTCGACGGCTGGTAGACCCCGTTGAGCGTGTAGACGACATCGGCCTTGGTGGCCCACGCGGGGACGGTGACGTTCCCGAGGGTCATCCATGTGGCGGTGCCCGACGTCGGGGTGTCGGTGGCGGCGCTGGGGGTGTAGAGCAACGTCGACGAGGATGTCGCCATCAGCGCCAACGCAGCCGCGACCCCGGCGGGGGTGACCGCACGCACCGTGTCCGTACCGGTGACCGCCTCGGTGGTGGTGGCGAGTTCCACGATGCCCGAAACCGTGTCCGTGGCAGCCGGGGGGCTTCCCCCACCGCCTGCGAGTGCCCCACCGTTAGCGACTGTGACCCGATAACGAGTGTTGTCCGGGGACACCAGGACGAGACCCTTGGTGGTGTCGGTGATCTCGATGTCACGCGGGCCGACCATGACCTGATCGGTCTGGGTGGTGAGGGTTTGGTAGCCGAGCGCGATTGACCCAGCGTGGTCGGCGCGAGCTTCCCTGCCGATGCTGGTTGCGTTGGCTGCACCTGCGGTGGCCTGGTATCCGATGGTGGTGATTCCGTCGACCTGAGTCGCGGACGACTGTCCGGTCTCCGGGCCGATCGAGGTTTGGTAGGAGGCGGTCGTGGTGCCGTTGAGGTAGCTGCCACCCGGCGAAGACTGGGCGTCGTACCCGACCGCCGTGTTGCTGGACCCGGTCGTCAATGTCGACTGGGCGCTGGCCCCGACCGCCGTGTCACACACGCCGCCCGTCAGTGTTGACTGGGCGCTAACCCCGACCGCCGTGTCGGCGTATCCGGTCGTCAGGTGCAATTGGGCATAAGCCCCGACCGCCGTGTCGTAGTATCCGGTCGTCAGTGTCGACTGGGCGCCAGCCCCGACCGCCGCGGCGCCGTACCCGGTCGTCAGATACTGCTGGGCGTTACTCCCGACTGCCGTACTATCACCCTGCGCGCGGACCGTCGCATCACCCAACGTTCCCGCCGGGGTTGAGATGCCAGTCGGCGCAGTCGGGTCAGACCCATACGGCGCAGTCGGCAACGGGGTGATAAACACCGCAGGACCCGTCACCGTGAGCGATCCACCGATGATGGTGTCAGCACCGACGTCGAGTGAGCCGCCGATCTGTGTGTTGCCACTAAAAACCGCCGGACCCGACACATCCAGGGAACCCACAACGTCGAGCTCACCATCGACCTCAGTGACACCCTCAGCCAAGACCGACGTGCCGCTACGCGAGAAGGCCGAACTCTGCGCCTGGCGGAGCGCCTGACGTTGCGCCTGCCGCAACCGGCGTACTAGCGAGGGGCCGGTCTCTGGCAACTTTGACATCAGTAGTCCCTCACGTCGGCGCACACGTAGTTGACCTCGAGCGGCCCGTCGTCAGGAACCTTCACCGCGATCTCGAGGACCCGGGTGTTGAAGACCAACGGCCGATCCGAGGCGTACACGTCGGTGTCCAGTTCCACGCGCACCGTGTCGCCGCGGGCGATGGAAGTCCAGTCCGGGTCCGACCCGAACGTCGACAGGGTGAACGAAGTGGTCATACCCGAACCGGCCGCAAGGTCGCCGTTGGCGTGCCGTTGGAGAGTCGCCGCGATCGACACGTCCACGTACTGGTTGACCTTCGTCCGCTTCGGGTACCCGGCTGTGAGCAGCGCCGTGGCCGTCGCGGTCTTCCGCAACTGAGCCAGTTGGTCGCCCGCACCCACCGCGGTCGCCACCGTGATACCGGGCGTCTGCTGGCGGGCAGGGTGCGAGATGACGTTGCCACCGCGACGCCCACCGATGACGGCATACGGTTGCGCACCGGGGAACGTGCTCCCCAACGGGTCCAGGAGTGTCGGCGGGGCCACCGGCGGGATGTACCCCTCCGTGTCCTCGACGTACTCGAGCGTGGCAGACGGGGCTACGGACCCGAGCCGGTCGCCCAGCACGAGGGTCCGGGTCGGATTCTCGAGCGTGCCCGTCGTCGCGAAGTACCATTCCGGCCCGGCGGCGGCCTCGGACAGACGCCTGAACTCTTCCTCCACGGTGGTCGAGTCCCACGCCGCGATCGTCAGGTCGGAGCGGGACACCCCGGTCGTAGAGCCCAGGATGATCCCGCAGTCCTGCCCGGCGATGGCCTGCGCGTCAGAGATGAGCCGCCGGAACAGCACGTGGTCGTTCGTGTTCGTCAGCGCGAACGCCGCGGCCGGGCAGGTCTCGAAGAAACTGCCCCATTCAGCGAACGTGAAGTCGAAGGTGCGCGGCCCCGACTGACGCTCACCGAGCATCTGCCCCGACCACACGGGCCACCCGTCAGAGCAGACGAGAATCCCGGACATGGCGCCGGAGAGTGCGGGGCGCCAGAGCGACCGGCGCGCCTCCACTGTCGCCGAGAACGACGCCTCCCCGTGGTCGCACACTGGCATCGTGAACCCGAGGCCGCGGGCGGGGATCTGCTCGATCGGGTGCGGGTCATCCCAGCGGGTCGCGTAGACCTCGAACTGTGGCACGGGTCAGGCGATCTGTTCGACGACGAGTTTGTTCACGCCCGACGCTGCGATCCGCAGCGCCCCAGCGGTGTTCTGCGCGGTCACGGCGACAGTGTGAGACGCCCCGTCACCGACGATCATGTACTGCGCCGAGACGCCCCACATGATCGTCCCCGCCGCGTAGGACGTGCCGCTGAGGAGCCGGAACTGCTCAACGGTGTCCACGAGCAGTTTCACGGTGGGCACGCCGGCGGCGGTCTGCTGGGCCGCGATCAGACCCGCGCTGATCCGGTAGGTACGCCCGGTCACCGCGGTGAACGTGACCGTCGCGGCGGTCACGGCCGTGGTGTAGTCGGTCGCGGTGTACCCCACGATCAGGGTTAGGGGTGTCGCGGGGATTCCGCGCAGGGTCGTGAGGACCCGCAGGTCGTCGATCTTCGCTGTTGGGATGGTCGTCGCCGATGCGGCGTGACGAAGACGGCCAAGGGCCACCGACGTGGCTGGGACGGTCGGGTCGGTGGGGGTTGCGTTCGGGGTGCCGGTGATCGGGATGATCGCTGTGGTGATCGAGTCGAACGTCACGATGTCGTTGCGTGGCAGCCCACCCATCGGGTTGGCCGTGAAAATGTCCAGCGTCTTCTGTGAAGGGTTGATGAGCCGGTCCGCGCCCTGCCCCAGTGAAGCCTGGTTCAGGCACCCACCTGCGTCGATCAGCACCGAACCCGACGCCGTGGCGGTCTGCCGGACCACCAGGCCCTCGATGACACCCGTCGCCGCGATACCGGTCGTCCCCGAGGGCGCGTAGAGGTACGCCTCAGCCTGCTTGTCCTGGACCTCGGAGTTACTGCCGTTGAGGTACTGGAATTCGGCCATTAGGAATACGCCCCTTCGCTGCCCCACATTGATAGAAGCGCCACGGCGCTGCCGCTGTCGTCAGTCCAGGTGATCGAGGCGCCACCCGGCGGCACCGCCAACCAGTCACCCGAGGAGGTGACGAACTGACGCACCGATACCTGCCCGTTGAGCAGGACCCGCCGGTTCGCCATGTCCAGGTCCAGCCACTGACCGGCCAGGAGCGACCCGCCGTAACGCACCCACGCGCCCGTCTCCACCATGGACACGGTCGGGTTCAGGGACGGGCCATCGATGCGCAGGCGAGGCCAGTACGCGGCCGACCCGGCGTTCGCGACCGCCACAGCGCCAGGAGTCACACCCGCAGGGATGCCCCAGTCCGTGGGCCACACCCGAGGCCACACCCGGCCCGCGCCCGGTGTCGACGCCGACAAGGTCGCCGTGCCGTAGGTCGCGGGACCATACTTCAGCGGGTCCGGGGCCGTCACGGTCAGCGTGTACTCGAACGCACAGTCGCCGTACCAAACCGGTTTCACACCCACGGTGACCCGCGTCAAGGCCGACAGGGAACCGATCGCAGCGTTGACGACCACGAGCTCCTGGACGGACTGGGGACGCA